GCCCTTTGTCTTGGGCGTCGGTAAACGCGGTGTCAATCATGCCAGACTGCATCGTGTATGGGACCGTGTACTTCGTTCCAGTTGCACCTCGGCCCTTTGTCTTGGGCGTCCGGATAAGGTGCTTCCGGATCCTGTATGGCAGTAATCTCGAAAGGAATCGCTTGGAGCCAAACATAGGACCCTCAGTCATGTGCAGATCGAAACGTGATTGGTCATCCTCGATGACGACAACGCGCTCGGATCCGAGGCACATAGACTCGATAGTCTGTAAGGCATCGTAGAAAATCCTCCCAATCTCTTCAGAGTTTGAACCACAGGTATAAAAGACCTGGTGACCAGCTCGGACATTTGACGCTGTGTTACCACGCCACAGTCCTCGTTTGAGGTTCTTCGAGAGTTTTCGAACCCATGGACCACAAATCCCAGACAAGGCAGTCGGGCAGGGTTGAATCCATCGGGGGTCCTTGAAGTTAGGCGCTGCGTCGCACTTCATGGCAATTTCTCGCTTAATGAAGGCTCCGGATACCCAACCTTTGCGGACGTGCAGCTCGTCGTCGTCACGCATCTTAAGGAACATCTCTCTCTTCTTCGGAGGGAAAACCGCGCACCAGTCAACGTAAGCAATCGGCCGGAGAACCGGTCGAACCTGAGCTTGTAGCCAATCGATCGTAGGGATAGCCTTACGCCATCTAGCCTTGACCGAAGTAGCCACAGTGGCTGATTCATGTTGCGGCAGGTGTTTAAGCACCCGTCCACACATCGAAAACTTCTCGTTGCAAGTACACTTTCTGAAAATGGTACCAGTCGTACCCGCGACGCGCCAGAACCACCGAAGCCCGTAGCTAGGGAGGCACTTGGCTTCACCCCACACGACAGTTGCACCTGCTTGGACCTTGGCTAGCTTAGCCGGATAGTCAGCGATGCAAACGTCTTGCAGAACGTTGCCTGGCGCACCAGGGATCAACCTATCCCAGTCTATGCCTAGAGCAGGGTTAAGTTGCCAATGCCTCCAACTGGTGCGAGAGAGGCAAAGGTTGATGAGGAAATGAACGACAGCAGGAACAATCCACGGCAGAAAAGCATCGGTGTACGTCGCTCCAACTCGATACGATTCATAGCAAAGAACCGCAAAGATGTGCAACAGGGCATGTATCGTAAACTTAGCCCAAAACACCCACTTCGTACCGAAGGGTTCGTGTCGTTCAGTCTCCCGCCGCGCAAGCCACAAAATGTATATAAAGGCCAAAGGCCAGTAAATCATTCGTGTCGCGCCAGCATATAAAGCCGAAGGAACGGTCACACCGCCTGGCAGGTTCCACACCCCCCACTTATAAGCATGGGGCATTTTACCAGCCAGGTGCATGGCCACGGAAGCCAAAGCCGAGGAAGGAAGCACTAGAAAGAAGCGAACGACTTCTTGCAGCACCGCCCACAGCAACACACTGAGGATACCATCGGGTGGCACCTCGGCGGGTGGTCGCGGGGCAGAGATGCATCCAGAGCCCATCTTCTGCAGCTTGGCGAGGAAGAGAGGAAGTGTAGTGAAATAACGGTCCACATACACATCATCCCAGGTTCTCAGGTGAGACATATACACTGGCAGCTCCAGCCGTGCACGCTCTTCCCGGATCCTTATTCTGCAGACTTCGTCGACGGCCTGCATCAACACTTCACTACCGATTTCCACCACATTAGGAAACACCTCTTGCATGTTGTCAGCTCGAAGTATCGCAACCATGGCTCGGCGGACGACGTTGAGGTCCGCCACGCTGGTCATGTCCTTGGTCCAAAGCATAGTCTGAGCCTTAGACACCAGGTTGCGCCGATATCTCGCGGCAATTTCTTCCGCGGTCTCAGCCGGTTTTTCCGGCTTGTGAGGTGGTGGTGCTTCAACGACAACATCCGGTCTGTCATCGTCGAGAGCAGGCCCACGGCCAGCAGCGTCGTCTGCTAAGTCCGCGGCCTCACCGGCCCGCATCCCTTCGTACGGGCTGCGGTTTGCTCCACGCCCCTTGCGTCGGGGACGTTCCTCACCTTCGAAGATGCAATCCTTTGCAAGATGCCCTTCGGTGCCGCACACATAGCACATGCGCGGTTGGCGGCGGTCTTCACCTTGCCGCTTATTGGGACCTTTCTTAGGGCGTCCCCTACCATCACTAGCTGCGCGAAGCCC